CACACTCGCGGGAGTGTCCATTTGCCGTTCTCCGATGTCGTTGGAAGTGACGATCCGCGCGCATGACGGAGGCGCGATCCGAAGCGGGCGTGACCTGCCCGTGTGGTGCCGGTTGCGCTGGCAAGGCGAACCGCTCAGATGCTCAACAGAAAGCCCGCCGTGAGCGTGCGGCGGGCTTGGGTACTCAGGCGAACGGGGGTATAGGAACTAAGGGAAAATCAGGAGACGAAACACATGATGAAGTGCCAGATATGCGGCGAGGAAATCCTGCCGAGACAGGACGACATCCTGGCCGCGGTAGCGACCATGGAGGACCAGAACGGCAACCCGCTCTGGACGCATTCGGACGGCTGCCCGATCTGGTCGCCGGCTTTCGACGGTGACGCGTGGGTCGAGAGCAATCGCTTCAACTCGAATTTCAACTCACCGGACGACCCGGTACGCGCTAGGCGTCTCGCCGGCCGGCGCTATTGACCAACAGGAGACTGCAATGCCAAAAGGCGACTACTCCCAGGACTGCGCCGAGGCCAAACGCGAGCACGTGTTCGAGGCCGTGTGGTGCCTCACGCACGACCAGTACATGCGCCACTGCGAGCAACGCTCGCCGCTCGATCGCAGGCCGCTGTATTCCGAGCGGCACTACGGCGCCATCGCGCGGGCCACTCATGAGCGCATCGAGGCCGAGCAGCGCCAAAACCCGGAGGCGACCTGATGATCGACACCCCAAAAGGCCTTCAAGGCTACGAGCGCGAGATCGGCGAGATCCGAGAGTGGCTCTCTGGCGACTGGATCAGCGAGCGCGAGTTTGACGCAAAGGTCACCGCGCTGTTTCGGGAGGTGACCCAGGCTCCCGACGGGTCGACCGTCATCAAGCCGAAGCGTCGCCCTCTAAGTCCGCACGGGCTCAAGGGCGACAGCTATATTCTGGGCGGTGGCGGCCTGTTCGACGACGGGATGCATCTGGATGTCTTGCAAGTTCTCCAGCGCGAGACCGACTGGATCGACACCGTGACGCGCGACGATGGGCTCGTTTGGTATCGACTGCGCCGACAGGACGCCGCGTGACCCTCGAACTCCACATCGGCCGCCAAAACGTCGGCATCATGCTCGTGCCGGACGCCGAGTATCCCGGCATGTGGCGCGTTGGCCGACGTGTCGACTGGCGAGTGCCAATGACGCTGTCGCCGATGATGTCCCTCCCCTACGCCAAGGCGGCGGCCATCAAGCTCGCGCGCCCCAAGGGGCTCGGGAAGGGCGGCGTGGCGTATTGGCGTGCCCCGCAAACCGCCAAATCTGGCCGCCAGCGGGCAAACGCAGCGCGGCGCTAGTTGCCCACCCGGCGGGCCATGCGTGGCTCTCAGCGGCCCGCAAACTGGCGGTCTCTGTCCGTGATTGTCCAGCGCGGCCACGGCCTGAACACTAGGCAGTCCAGATTGATCGACCAGCGCCACAATGTGCATGTTGGCGCCGCCCTCACAATGCGCCTACGAAGCCACGTCATTAGCGTCCTCCTGCACATCAGCGCCGGCGGTTCATCGCCTCCAGCAGCCGCACCAGCGCCTCGTAGGAGATGTCAGGCCGGAGCGGCGGGCGCGGTGCCGGCGCGGTCATCATGCCGTTCAGGTTTGCCACGGGCTCGCCGCGCTGGTCAGGCGCGGCGAGCAGGGCGTTGAGGTGGTATGCGTTGGCCATGCTGCCTCACTGCATCGGCACGCCCGGCATCTGGCCGGGGACAGGCAACCCGCCGGGCTGGTTCAGCGCCGGTTCGGTCGGTACACTCGGGTCAGGCATGCCAGGCGGCCCAGTGAGCGCCGCGGGGTTGGCTGCCTGTGCGGGGGCGCCGGGCGGACCTTGCTGGGGTTGGGGCGGTCCGCCCGGCGACGGGGCTGCGGCTCCTTGATCGAGCGCGGCACCCATTCGTTGCACCTCCGTCGGCTCGCGGTAGACGAAGGGCATGTCGGCCATGTGCTCCGGCAGCAGACCGGAGTCGTGGAGCTTGGTCAGAGCGTCGGCGCGGGACTTGTCGGCGTCTGCGGCGGTCTTGTCCACCTGGGCGGCCTTGAGCATCTTCTCCAGGTTCGCCATGGTCTTCTGCATCTCGACCAGTTCCGGCGGCGGGGCCTTGGCGTCGCCGAGCATCTTGAGGACCTTGTCCTTGTCCTTGATGCCCGAGAGCTGGATCAGGACCTCGGGTGGGATCGCGCCGGGGCCGAGCGAGGCGAGCTGCTCCAGCAACTCCTCCTGCATGATGATGGTGTCGGGGCCTTCCTCGAGGATGATGTCCACGTCGATGCGCGTGATGTCGTTGCGCATCGCGAAGGTGCCCGTCTCCGGGTCCTGGACGATCTGGTTCAGGCCCAGGAACTGCGGCGCGTCGTCGGCGCCCGTGATCCTGATCCAGCGCTCGCCGGTCCAGAACTGGCGCACGAGACCCCAGTCGCGGCGGAAGCTGGCGAGCTTCCATTCGCGGCAGCGCTCGAACACGGGGCTCAGCTCCGTCATGCCCGAGTTCTGCTGCGCCAGGATCGCGCGGCCCGACTGTTGCTCGACGCCGCGGCCGGCAAGCGCCGGATTTGGACCGCGCTCCGCGATGTAGGTCTTAGCCTGGACGAGAAGTTCGGCTTGCCCCTGAATTTGCGGGGTCTGGTCGATGATCTGGAAGTTCTGCATCCGGCCGGGGTTCAGGCGGACGTGGCCGTCAGGCTTGGCTAGTTCCCGCTTCGCCTCGTCCACGTCGGCGACGGCGCCATCCTCGCCCATGGTCTGCCGCACGGAGATCTGGTGCAGCATCTTGCTGAGGCGCTTGTTGACCTCGTCCTGCGGTGAAAGGAAGTTGCGCACGACGCCGTAGCGGTCGCCGCGCTCGTCCACGTAGGGGGACCAGGCGTGATAGGGGTGGATCGTGGCGCCGTCCTCGTCGAGGTACGGGCTGACGCGGTCCTTCTGCTCGGCGGGGAGCAGGCTGATGGAGCCGCAGAGGTAGTCGTAGAGCCACTCGCCGCGGTGCCGGTACTGGATCTCGATCACGTGGATGCGCCGCCGATCCGTGTCGATCCAGTTCTTCTCCTTCTCCCAATCGGCCGGCAACGGCGAGCCCGAGCCACCGCCTGCGATGCCGGCGCCGGCGAGCGCCTCGATCATCTCGGCGGCCTGCGGGATCAGCTCGATGGCCTCGTCCATGTCCATCCACTGATGGACGCCGAGGTAGCGGGCGTCACTGAAGTCCCACTTCTCCGAGCGCGGGTCATAGAAGAAGCGGTCGGCCGGGACGTGGCGCTTGACGAGCTCGGCGCGGCCCTTGACCAGCTCGGCACCCTGATAGATGACGCCGATGCCGCTGATGAGCGCGTCGTAGGTGGCGTCGGAGGCGTGGCGCGGCCACTGCGAGCGGTCCTGCACGAAGCGCAGGCCGGCAGTGGCGATCCAGGCGTCACCCTCGTGCTCGGGCGTGCGCGGATAGGCCTTCACGTCGCGGCGCAGGCGCTGCTCGACACCGACGAGGAAGTCGACCTTTGGTTGGATCAGGTTCTCGGTCACGACCGGCTGGCGCCGGCGCTTGAGCACCTTGATCTCGGCGTCGGTCCACTGCTTGCCGTGGTAGTACCGGCGCGCGAGATAGGCCTCGTGGATCTCCGCCTGCTTGGCGCTTTCCCAGGCCTCGTAATAGCGGTAGAGAACGTCAGCCGGCAGCGGCTGCACGGCAGGCGGGGGCGGCGGCGCGGCCTGGTCGGTCTGCTGCAGCGTGGAGCCGAGCGCCTGCTGCTGGGCCATCATGGCCAGCATGGCGCCCTGGTCCGGCGGCAGGGGAAGGGGTTCTAGGAGCAAGGCTTTGCTCTACTTTCGCTCAGGAGCCCTAGCGTCACGCCGGCACCGCCTGCGCATTGGCCTCGGCGGCGAGGCGATGCTGCAGGATGGCAACCGCGCCGATCATGGCGGCGGCGTGCTCGCAATCGCTCCAATGGGTGATCGCCTGAAGGTCCGGCTTGATGCCGGCGATGGCGATGCCGGCGAGGCGCCCGGCCTTGGCGTCGGCCAGGAACTCCTCAAGCACGGACACGACATCACGGCGCACCTGCTCGGGCCGGCTCACGATGGTGAGCACGTGGCTCATGCGGTCCTCCAGGAGTCCTCGGCGTCGCGGTCGGTGTCGCCGTAGGAGCTGTAGTCTTTCTTGGGCAGGGCTGCGGTGGGCGCGTCTTGGAGCCATGGGCGCGACATGCAACCGTAGCGCGTCTCGTCACTGGCGTGATCGTCGCCGTCGGTGTCCACGTCTTCCGGGTTGGTCCGGTCGTGCTGCACAACGGGGATCGTGCGGATGCTGTCCTTGCAGTGTGAGAAGAACACCAGCATCGCAGGGCCGGCGCCGCCTTCGAGGCCGATCAGGCGCGAACGCATCTGAGCCCACCCTGAGATCGACCCATTGCGCGTCACACGCCGGTTGTCTGCCTTACGGAAGTGGACGCCCGCCAACGCGAATGTTTCGGCAATCGACGGCCCTCCATCCTCGGCGAAGCAGGCCGGGTCGAGCACCCGATAGGCGATCTTCTCGTTCTTCTCTCGCGCCTTGATGCCTTCAGCGATGGCCGCGTTCGACATCTTGAGTCCGACGTTGTTGGTGCCGCCGTACCACTCGCGATACTTGATGAGGCAGCCGCGCGGGATGATGACGCGCGTTCCGCGCTCCATGCCCTCGACCGTCACCGGATCGGACGCGACGGCGTACCAGCCGACCGAGAAGGGCGAGGCCGAGCCCCAATCCATCGCCGCAAATCGCAGCCAGTGGTCAGGGACGTTGAACGGCGGCACGACGTGCCGCTTCTCGCTCCAGCAGTCGAAGAAGGCGCCCGGCACGGCCGAGTAGTCGCCGTCGAGCCAGGCCTTGACCAGCTCCTGCGAGCCGACCAGGTGGAGGCGCGCCTTGTAGTTCTTCGACCGCGACAGCAGGATCTTGTTGTCGGAGAGCCGCGACGGGATCACCGCCATCTTATGCAGATGCGGCCCGTCCTCGGTCTTGATCGCCCTAGTGACAACCTTGGGCGCGGTCGGAAACGGCACCAGCTCGTAGCGGGAGCGGTTCCAGTGCTGGCCGGCGCCGCCGGGATTGCCGGTCAGGATCAGCTGCTCCGGCACGCCAGACGATGACCGCAGGGCGCCGAACAGCATGTCGATGGGCGCGGGGTCGGGATACTGGCCGACCTCCTCGACCCATGCGTCCGAGACGTTGCGGCCCTGGTACTCCTCGGCGTCCTTGACGCTTTCGAGATACTTGAACGACACGCGCCCGCCGTTGGGCATGCGCCAGATCAGCTTCGAAGCGTTGAACTTGCCGCCGAGCGGGCCGAAGATCTGCTTCGAGCGCTCGATCGCATCCTCGGACGACACCGTCGTACGGCGGAAGGCGATGGCGTTGAAGCCGGAGCCGTAGCGGCGCTCCTTCACGGCCCAGAAGCCGAGCACGCCATCCGTTTTTCCACCGCCCCGGGCACCACCGAAGAAGATCTCAGCGAACGGGCAGTTAATGAGTGCTTGCTGGGGCCCTGGCTGCGGAGCCCACACCAGCGTATTGGCGTTCCCACTCATCCTCGGTCAGCGGCTCGGCGGAGATGTTGTAGTTGACGTTGGTGTTCTTGCTCTCGGAGCGGTCGACGAACATGCCGAGGTGCTTGCCGAGCTTCTCAAGTGCCGCCTGCTTGTCGGAGAGCTTGACGCGGATCGTGCCGCCTTCTGCGGTCACGGTCTGCGACACCTCGCACACGACGGCGCGCTGATCCTCGGTCAGGTCGTCTGACGCTTTGACCGTGACCGCAGAAGGCGGC